TAAAATCTGACTTTTTACTCATTCTTTTGTTTAGTTTTAATTAATATACTGCAAATATAAAGCAAAATAAAACTACTAAACAAATATTTTTAATAAAAACTTCAAAGTTAATCCTATTGCCAATCCAGATAACATCCAGATATACCATTTAGAACGCCTTGTCTCTCGCCTTGTAATGTACCTATCAGTCTTGTTAGTGTTTTTTAAGCTCTTATAAGCATTATCTAAACTATCCGAGTACATTTTACCGTATATCTTTAAACTATCCTTAAAACGCTTGTTATCAAATCTAACTTTCCACTTAGTTTCTACTATTGGCTCTGGACATTCTACATCTATAAGTCTTGTTATTATAGAGTCCTTTCCATTTATAGTCAATGTATCTGTAGTCTCTATTGTTTTAGTGATAGTATCCATCTTTAGACCTTTGTCTACAGCCTTATTATAGTGATATGTCGCTGAACAACTAGACAGAAATAGAAGAATGATTATGTATCTCATTATTTTATCTTTAAAATACCGTTAAAAATAGCTTTTGCTATTCTATCTTGCTTGGTCATTAATATTCTACACTCTCTCTCATTAGTCATAAATCCGCATTCAATCAATACAGCTGGACAATGAGTCCTTTTAACCATATAGAAGTTAGCTTCCTTAATACCTCTATTTTTTATTTTGTGCATTTGCTTCAAGTACTCCTCAGATATAACCTTTGCCATTGAATCAGAGCGTGTTAAACCCTTAGATGTAAAGACCTCGAATCCGTTAGCAGACTCTTTACTAAAACCATTAGCGTGAATAGAGATAAGTACAGCATCTTTACGTTCCTTGTAGATGTTATTTACTCTTTTTGCTCTATCGTATAAAGGTACATCTGTAAGCTCTGGAACGATTACCTCGCAGTCTATACCTCTAGCGTCACATAAGTCTTTAAGTATCTCTACTATCTCTCTATTAAAGACCCCTTCAAATAGCTGTGTTCCATCTGACCATACAGGCGAACGTTTACCAGATGTTTGATAAACTCCATCTATAACGCCTCCGTGTCCGTTATCTAGTAACACTATCATAAGTCCTCTCCGTTATTAACTTTTTTCTTAATGTCCTTAATTTTGTTTATAGAGCTTACAACCTTATTAATAAAGCTCCATTTCTTTACAGCCTTAAAGTTCTCGTCTATAGAAACAACCTCTATACTTATCAAAACTAGAGCGATTATCTTAGTACTGATAAATTCAACGCTTACTACCATTGTAGTCAATTCATTAACTATAAAATAGTCTGATGTGTATATAAGCATAACAGCACCACAATAGCTTAATAGCTTTGGTACAAGTCCGTGTCTAGCTTTTTTAGATGTAATCTTCTCGTTTAGCTTCTTAGCTCTCCATATACCAGATAAAGTATCTACAATAGTAGCTAATGCTACACAGATAATAATTCCTTTAATCGGTGAAAAGAATACTAAAAAGACCTTTAGAACTAGCATTAAATTACTAGTGATGTATTCTCTCATTTTTTCTTTTTGTTGTCTAGGTATTCCTTTAATTTTATTATATTTTGCTCCTTTGGTTTATAGACTTTAATCATAGCTCTAGGTTATCATATTTAAGTCTATCTTCCTCTGTTCTGTAGTCCAATACCCAACCAGATGTGAATGCTTGTTTATTAGGCTTCATATCCTCCTCAGTATTGTTATCGTACTCTGGGAATAAGTCTCCATACTTACACATATATTTAACGAATCGTTGCACATAGTGTTCTGAGATATCTCTCTCCTTTTCTACTAAGTAATCAATCTCTTCTTTGTCTACGGTCTGAGCATTCTCTGAGTTCTTTTTGTATACTCCAGAATTAGCTATAGAATAAGCTGCAAACGGCAGATATTCTACCATACTCTTATGTATCAAAATCTTCTTAATGTGATTGTTTACTAGAGCTAAATAGTCTCCAGATAAAGTACCAGCTACTATGTCAGCACTAATCTTCTCAAATAGGTTACTACCTAGTATAGATTGAACGTGTATATCTTGAGCTACGACTACAAACTGCAAGAACTTATCTTTATCAGTTGATGCGTTGAGAGCTGTAAATTTAGGGATATCTTCTAGTGATATAAATAAAGGGTTCATTGTTTAGTGTTTAAATTTGTTTATTGTACGTCTGAAGGTAGATTAGGGTTATTAGGACTAAATCCTTTTAACGGCATATTGTTAGGTATTTGCTTAACCTTACTATCATTACTTACTACATAACCATACTTTCCTTGAGCTTGTGTAGGCGATACGTTACCACCATTAGCTTTAGTGTTTGCTTTAGGCGATTTTACATCTATACTTGAAGCTGATTTAGCTAAGTACGTGAGTCTCTGCCACTTATGATGGCATCTAGCACCGCCCTTGTACAACCAAATCGAGTAGTTATCAGCTCCAGCTTCACCGAATCCAGCGTTAACAGATGCAGAACCCATATTAATTATATCCTCCTTTCTGTAGATTTTATTTGCTGACATCATAGACTTACAAAAACCTCTTTCTGGGTTAGGATTACCTACGTATTTATACCTAGTCTTGAAGTATAAGTCGCCTACTTGTTTGTCTTGTGCGCTTTTAGCATTACTTCTAGCAGTACCAGTAGAGACAAATTCCCAAATCTTAGACAATGTTGTTTGCTTCTTATTAGAAAGCTCATCTTCCCATTGTTTAACTTGAGCGTCAAAATCGTCTTCCAGTTCATAGTCAACCTCTCTAGAGTCTATAAGCTCCCACTCTGGGTCTTCGTCTTCTCCAAATTGACTCACTAGCTCATCATAGTGTTTAGCCATCTTAACAGCCTCTTCTTTTTTAGCTTCTTCTTTTGCTTGTTTCTTCTCTTCTACTGAGTCTAATAAATTAAGTCTCTTGAAGTATAAATCCAAAGAAAAACCATTGAAAGCTAAATACTCTTCTATACGCTCTAGTATAGCGTCTTGGAAAGGTAAGATACTTTGGTTATAAAAAACCTTTGTAGCTACTTCTATCTCGTCTGCATTACTTGAAAAACCGTGATTTTCGTTAGTTATTCCAACAATCATTGGACTAATAACCGTGTGAGCATTTAATATCTTAGATTGACATTCGTTTGATAGCTGAGTGAATCTCTCACTAGCATTATCTAAAGATATGTCTTCTATCGTAGTCTTACTTTCTTGGTTAGCGTTAAATGCTATAATAACCTTGTCGCCTTTAGCACCAGTTAACTTACCTTTCACTTGGTTAGATATCTGTCTCTGAGCCTCTTCGTCTGGGATACCATTGTTAAAGTTAACCACTTTAGTACCAGAAAATCCTTGTTGTACATCTTGGATAAGGTAATCAGAAATCTCTTCCTCTAATACTGCGTAAGGGATTCCACCGTGCCAATCTACATCATTATAGTACTTCATATCTACAGAGTCAAATTTAACTACATCTAACTCAATAGCTTCTTTACTTGTTCCGAAAGCTGGAATAGCTCTAGGTGGGTTTTTTCTTACATCTTCCCAGTTATCAGAATAGAAGTAAGTATCTATAATACCCTCTTCGTTACATCTACCAGCTCTAATTAAACGAGTCGGTAAGTAATCAATCTTAATTATCTTAGTGTGATTCTTGTCGTAAAGTACTTGGAAGTATCCAGCACCTAACATCTTGAAATTTAAAGCTATTCCTCTCAGTACTTTAGGTGATACCATAGCCTTCAAAGAAGCGTACTCATTAGGTTTTTTACTAGAATTTAAAGCATCTATACCTCTTCCGTAAATAAGTCTCGCTACGTTGTTTATAACAGCATTAGAAGTAGTACTATTCTTATACCTCTCAATCAAGAATTGATAATAATCATTCTTTTTTCCGTATTCTACCCAATCCTTAGTAGTAGATTCTACCACCTCTGGCTTCTCGTATGTAGCCAATTCTAAAATGTGTAAGTTTTTTCCCATTATAAAATAATAAAGTCATTATCTGAAGACGTTTCTGTATAGTCTCCGTTGTTAATAGAGTAGTTGTTTATGTCTTGATTTGTGCAAAATATTCTACCCTTGTATACGATATCAGAATTGTTCATAATATCGAATGAATATTGCCTACCCTCCTTCAAGTTAAAGATACCACTTACCACCATATAGTAAGAATAAAAAGAAGGTGTAAAAGAGATAGTTTCAGAACCCTCAGAACCCTTAATAACTATGCTAGTAGCTTCGTTAGCTCTAGGTATAATTTTAAACTCTTGTGTTGTAGATATCTCTTTTAGTATAATCATACTTAATTAACGGTTAAAAGTCCGTATTGTTTAATACAAAAAAACCCCTCACTAATTAAAGCGAAGGGTTTCAAAGTAAATTTGTTTAGATTAAGAAACGATAGTAAGACCTAAAGCTTCTAAACCAGTTTCGTCAGAAGCATCCATAAATGGAGCAGGAGTTCGCTCCATCGCACTAAGCGTAAGAGTGTATCCCGATAAATCCGCCATACTAGTCCCAGTAGAAATAGCCATAGTTGTTAACTCGCAACCGTGTTCCTCTCCCATAAAGAAGTAGTTTCCGTTGTAGTCCTCAACGATGACTCTAGGTCTACCGTAAGAAAGCATTTTTAACTCTTTGTGAGTTGTAGTGTTTTGAGATTTAAGAACCGCTGTAAGCGTTTGCTCTACCGCTGTAGTTCCATTGTCTCTAGACGTTGAAACCGTTTGCTCTAGGTTATTTTGTCCTTTTAATTCGTATTTGAAAGCGTTGATTGTAGTAGCACCAGTGATAGCAGAAACTTGTAAATCAGCATCTAATGTTACAGATGTAACATCTTGATAATTAATTAGATACATTGCCTTTAATCCACCAACTTGGTCTTTACATAATTCAGCTCTTCCAGCTGTAAGGTCGCACGACATAGTTATTTGTTTTTAAGTGTTTATAAAAAAAGGGAAGGCACTTTACCTCCCCTCTTAAATTAGTTAATTATTAATCTTATGTAGTAGTTAAGTACCAGATGATTTCAGATGGGTTAACATACTGAACTCCAGCAGTATAAACCATTTTGAAACGAACCATTCCAGTCAAATCAGACTCATCCATATCTTTGATACGAATTTCATTGTGGTCAGCCATCAATCCAGTTGCAAAGTAAAGGTTTTTAACTTGGTATACTACGAAAGTATTGTCAGCCAATCCGTTAATTACTTCTAATTTGTAGCTTCCGTAACGTAGCTCTATATCAGCACCTCCTAAACCGTTAGAGATACCAGCAGAAACTAATGCTTGTTGGTAAGCTAAAGCGATATCGCTAGATACTCCGATAACTAAGTCTTTCTTTCTTCTCAAAGAAACTGGGATAGCGTTAAGAACTTTCTCGATTTCAGCGACAACCGTAGCTTTTGTTACAGCAGCACCTAAAGAAGTGATTCCGTTTCCAGCTTTAATGATTCCAGCGTCAGCTGCAAACAAAGTTGTAAATCCGTCAAAAGAACCATCGTTAGAAGCGTCACCTTGCCAGATATCAGCATCTGTAGCCTCAGCAGTATCTCCTAAAATTTCGTTTAATAAAGCCGCTTCAACGTCTTTTGGTAAGTTGTCATTGTGAGCAGAGAATCCCATAGAAGCTGAAGACCAGATTTGTCTTAAGTCCTCTTTACAGATTTCTTGTTCGTTTTTGATTTTCTTAGGTGTAACCAATTTCTCAGAAAGTGTTACAGCTCCTTCTGGTGTAAAACCACAAGAGTAGTCAGTACGTCCGTTAGAGTAAGAAATTTTACGTAGAGATACTTGGAAATCTACATCTGGAAGAACCGTTACTAAGTTCTTTCCGATTGTGTCAGCTTCTTTGAAAGATGCTCCTACAATCTCTCCAGCTACTTGTCCTACGTAGTTAGAGTTTACAGTTAAATTTGTTGCCATTTTTTTTGTTTATTTGTTTAATTAATTTGTTACTATTTTCTGTTGTTTAAGAATCCTAATAGAGACTTAGCTTCTGATTTGAATTCTACTTTACCAGCTTCTGGATTAGGTACAATTGCTTTTACTTCTGCTAATTCTACCTCTGGAGCTTCCTCTACGATGTCCTCAGATACCTCTGCAGTCTCTTCTACTGCATCTTCTACCTTTTCTGATGTAGATAGTTCAGCTTTAAAAGTTTCGAGCTTAGAATCGATTAAAGAGCTAACTGCTTCTAAGATGTCACTTGAAAAAAATGATTCTTTTGAAACTGACTCGATAATTTTCTTAGGTGTAGCTGGTGTAGAATCCGTAGACTCTGATGCCGCTACTTCCTCTTCTACCTCTGGAGCTACTTCCTCTTCTTTTGCTTCCTCTTCTTTCTTGTCTTCGATTGAAGCTATAACTCCTTCCTCAGATACCGTAAGAACTCTCTCGTCTTCAAGAATGTACTCACCTTCTGGCAAAG